ATCATTTCTTGATGGTAATAATGACGTACTCGTTTATACTTTTGTACCTATGACAGTAGGCGGCAATACAACTGATGGAGTTTTCTGGGTTAATTCAGACAACTCAATTACAACTGTTATTAATGGTGGTGCTACTTACCATCACCAATTGTGGGATTACGAAACCGACCATATCGTTACAGATCATTGGTGGGGCTCTGCTTTCTATTTATTAGAACAGAGGAAGATCTCCCCAGATCGTAGGTTAATATACTTCAATCATTTCCGTAATGTTTATACTTGGTTTGCCTGGTTGCTCCCTGGTAAGAGACTTGTTCGTCGTCGTTTGGTTTATGGCCAAATAGCGCACTTAAAAATCTTGTGTGGAGAAGGAGAGACCACCGAGTTAAAACATTCATTAGGAATGGTTGGTGCAGCTACATCATCATACGTCACTGATCGTGGATTCCAATCTGCTTTAAATCGAATGAGTCTTGCAAAAGATCCTCAAACGAGTGATGTGGAAAGGATTCTACGAGCAACTGAAGAAGAAAGAGCCCTCGAAAGTGCTTCTATCTTGTTCATATTAGCTCTACGTGAACCAGAATTTTTAAGAGACAACATGTTTAAGGTACATCATTTAAGCCAACCTATAAGTGGATATGATTCATATCAGACTTTATTTCCATTGATCACCGAAGATGGAAAACCTATGGTAAGGCGAATGGGTCCTGTGTTGTTAGACAACGGCGTTGCACCCGTAAGATCGTACAATAACGATCAAGCTTGCATTGACGGCCGTGTTCAAAAAGTACGTAATACTATTACCAGTTACCCTCCTGCTTATTGGAACCAAATGTTAGAATTTGTCAATTTCGTGATACCCTCACCGCATGAATTAGCGCCTTATGATTTCGATCAACAATACCAGAAATTTGATCGACCATCACAAAGGAGTCAAATTAAACGTGTTGAGAGTACTATGAATTATGACACCGCTTTTACCATTAAAGCATTCCAGAAAGCAGAGGTTTATGGAAAATTAACTGACCCTCGTAATATCTCCACACTACCTATGGATCATAATTATCGATTGGGCCAGTTTTCTTATTCTTTTACTAATTCTATACTTAAGAAGACTAAATGGTACGCTTTTGGCAAAACACCTCTTGAATTATCTCAAGCTGTCGTTGATTTAATGACAGATGCTAAATTAGTCGTACCTTCAGACTTTTCTCGTATGGATGGTAGTACTGGTTATATTATGTACTGTTTGACCATGGCACTCATGTCTCGAGCTTTTGCTCGTGAGTACCATTCGGAGATACAACGTTTGTTAACTAAGGAAGCTTATGCTAAAGGGGTTACATCCCAGGGCATAACTTACGAAGTATTCTTTAATACCTTGTCTGGTAGTTCCATGACATCTTGGCGAAACAGTGTTATAAACGCCTTTTGTGTTTATTTAACCTTCCGTTATAGTTTAAATCCCATCGATGCCTATCGTTCATTAGGACTTTATGCTGGAGATGACGGCTTAACCGTTAATATAAACCATGATCGTTTAGAGATAGTTTGCGCCAAGTTAGGCATGCATGTCAAAGCTGATGCTTTGTTCTGCGGTCAACCTGTTCCATTCTTAGGAAGGATATATATTGACCCTTGGACAACACCTCAGTCTATTATTGACGTACCTAGACAACTTCGTAAGTTACACCTTACCACGACCCCAAAACAAGTCCCCATCCAACTTGCTTTGCATTGGAGAGCTGAGGGTTTGTTAATTACTGATTCCGTCACGCCTTTGTTGAGTCAATGGGCTCATTGTGTACAACGAGTAGTTCCACTTGTTGATCCTTCCACTGAAAATAAATTTCTGCAATTTAAACCAAATGACAGTAGCTATTGGTGTCGTTTTGACGAAATGTTTCCACGACCTACGGACCATAGTTTAGTCAGGAAAATAGTCAGTGATATGTTGGATATAACACCTGAAACTATTGACACAATTTGTTACCAATTGGACTCAATAATAACGTATGACGAATTCATGAATTATCAAACACCTCTTACTCCTACCCTCAAAGTCGAAATACCCACGGCTTATCGAGGAGAGCTCCTTGAACCGTTGCCAGCACCAACACATCAGGAGAAAATTCAAGCTAAATCCAATTTAGACTTGATTCCATCCACCCTTACCTCTAAAAGTACTGATATCTTTCATAAGATACCACCGAAGAGCCGTAAGGCTGGTCTCAAAACTAGTCCTTTAAAGATTTGCAAGCAATTCGCTGAAAGCAAGAAATGTTCTTTCGGCAATGCTTGTAAATTTTCACATGTTGTCTAAGTCACGGCGCGCTACTTTTTCGGGTCTGGTCAACCCTGCACATTTATTTATTTAGTTTCGTAAATGGTTAATAATAAAAGTAGAAATAAACTTAAACGGGCTAAGAGAAATTCTAATAATGTTAGATCCTCTATGCAGTCCGGTGCGCTTGAATTGCTCAAGTGTGCCACAGCCCCCGTCGATTTCGCAAATGAAGTCCCCGTCGCTATACCCGATGCTTCCGGCGCGCGAGTCGTTGTCAAGAGACATAAGGTCTTATCCACTGTTACAAGTGGACCTGCCAACGACGTCTATCTCGCACTTCTCCCAACGCCAGGAATTGCATACTACGCCGCAACAGTCCCAGCAGGAACACCTGTTGGTACCGGAACGATGGCCCCGCTCTTCTACCCAGATAGTGGAACCGTCTTCCCAACCGGCGCTTCAGCGACCAACTTCACGAAATTCCGATATGTTTCCAATTATATTGAATTTGTCCCCACGATCAACGCTACATCTTGGTCGGGCTCAATTACAATCTGGAAATCAGGTATTAACTCCACCGTCCAAGTCCTTGGTGCCGGTCCGAATACTGGCATTTATGTCGAGGGTTTACAATCCATTAATGCTCTTAGTGAGTCTATGTTTGTTGCTGGTAACAATCTGGGCGCTTATACTTTTGCTACGCAATCAGGCCCCTGGTTGTACTCAGATATTATCAACAATCAAACAGGTTGTAACTCCCTCCTCGGCCCAAGTTTGACTGGACAATACAATGGCTGTGGTTCACTTGAAGCAGTTTATATACGTGTCACTGGCAATTCTGCATACATTGTTAAAACTGGTTGTTGTGTTGAGTATGTTGTCACACAATCGTCAGTTTTATATGAATACTCTCGGCTTAACACTTTTAGTGATCCTCAGCAGCTTTTGCTGTACAAACTAGTTGTTGCACAACTACCAGTTGCCGT